CGGCAGGTTAAGCCTACGTCTAGTATGCACGGTCTAATTGCGCCACAATGCAATCTAATCACACTCTCTCTTGACTAGAGACAAGGAAGGTACTATATACCTCACCCTAACCGGCGTGCCACTTAAGGCGCCGACACCCGAGAGGGGCAGACTTCACTGAATGGTAGGCTGGGGAATCTCGCCCCACTGGTATTACGGACTCAACCGATATGCCTACTTCTCCAGGTCTGTGTCAAGCAAGATCAAGCTGACATCATTGATCGCACGGTGTTGCTGGCAACCGTGAAACTTTTCCCGTGCGGCGCTTACCAAGCCCCGCACTTTTGCCGAGGTTTTTCATCATCGACCTGTAAGGGTCTAGAAATACCAGGCACCGCCACAAAATCCCAAACTTCCGCACCGTAAGGTGGAGGTGGCTCCCATTCTTCGGTATCTTGTGATAGCAAGACCCGATCAAAGACAGGGATCAAACCTAAACCTTCCTCACGGACGCGAAAGAACCTCTTCCTCAATCTCCGCCAAGAAAAATCATCTGACAGGAAATATCTAACAGGTTCCACACGGATTACCGTCTTCGGCTGTCTAACTCCCGAAAGAGCCAGACAATACCTCAGACACGCCCTAAGGCGCTGATCCTCAAATGAAATCCTAAATTTCCAAGATGCCATTTCGCGATTGTTCATCTCCACAAGCTCATCTGTCATTAGTTTGGCCGGAACCATACTAATCTCATCCGAAGACAAGACAACATTGTGACAGATAGGAGGACGCGGCAGGACCGCAACAGAACAATCGTCTCGAAGGAGACCAAACACTCTTGACATTCTAAAGGCCAACCCGCCACGAAATCCGAGTTCATCAGGCTGAGCTCTAACCGACTTCAGTGTGCATAAATGCCAACTGAAGAAGGCTCGAGCTGCCCTCCATCGAATTTCAACAGGCTGCCCCCTAACGAAAGAGTCAAAAGTGACCCCAAGGGAATTCGGAAACTCAGTACGAAGAAGCATCCCGAACCGCAAAGTCGGAACCACAAAGAGAAGGTCATCGTCCCCCCACCTAAACAAGGTGGAGTTCAAAGTACCAAACTCAGTGGAAACCGAAGTCTTAGAACGTTCAACTTCAAGTCCAAGTTTACCGACAACCTCCATCCACCGCCCGGCAAAATCCGGATCAGGCGTTTCGAATAAGATATCATCGCCGTTGATCAGAAGTGGCATTCGATCCAGCCCAGCCTCTAACCTCGACCACTCAAAACAAAGAAAGTTTTGAAGGCAGAGAAGAGGGAAGGAAAGGAAAGAACCCATCATCTGACCACGACTAATCTGAAAGGATAAGCCATAATCCAGATTCCATAGTGTTGGACGCAAAACCCGACGAGCGTGCTCTTTCACAGAAGGCGGTACTGAAACCGCATTCTCCAGAATCACCTCGAGGATAAGCTCCGCCACTTCCAGAGGCAGATTATCGGTCGCCGACTTATAATCCCCGGAGACAAGAGTCCCTCCCCGCCGAAACCCCGCTCCGGCCAACTTCTCAGAGGTCGGGTCCCCCCTACACAACCAACGACAATTCGACAAGCGGCCATAAATGGCCTTATGAAGAGGCTCAAGACAGACCTCACTTGAAGAAAACTTCGTCAGTGGACGGGGCCTCCCAGCCGACTGAACCACCATCAACATCGCTTCGATCACAGGAGGATCGTAAGGGAGCGCACCGGTCAATGCATCCATTAAGGACACATGATCGTTTATTGCACCTAAACAACCCCCCTCCCGACGAGGTGAATCAGTGGTTCCCGAGAGATTGGCGTTCACCAACCTACACCTATCATCATACTTACCAACATCCCATCCTTTCCGAAAAAGGGACGAGACCGTCTTGCGAACAAAACGGAGGTAACCAGATGGCAGGGGGTCAGAGGGCTTCGAGAGAAGCTCAGAAAGGCCAAGAATCAGATCCTTCTCCTGGCACTTACACGACGGTGGTAGGAGTTTCTTTATCGACTGGAAAGCCAGCACCTCTGCCTCATCCGAAGAGGGGCAATTCGATAGAAACTTCTTCACGTCCCGTGCAAGGTCGGGGCAAGACCGTGCACTCGACGAAAAGTCGAGGACGGGCCGACAGAAGATCTGACACCATGTAGTGGTGGCGCGCTGTACCAGGGTTCTGGTGCGGGCCATTGACGCGCGGCAAGCGCCGCGTGGTCTACCAGTGACTACCATGATTCCGACCGAGCTTGGGTAAGAAAACCCACGGAAAGCAAGGACCACGGATGCCTAAGCTGATACGAAAGGTACTTCCTTT